TTTTACATGAAAGAGCTCCAGTCGTCCGGCTACCACTCCGTCACTGTCCGCAAAGGTGCAGGTATGCCCACTGTAATAGCGAAACCCATAATATAATCTTTTAATTTCCATCGTTTCCCCCATGGTGTTAAATTTCTATCGTAACCCCCTATCGCTAAGGGGCTAAGTAGAGGCTTAAATTTAGTTCTCTTTAATGAAATTCACAATTTTATTTATTATGGTTTCTCGGTGGTCTTTGTAAGCGTCCCTAATAATATGAGTAAAATATTTTTTATTAACTTCTGGGTTTTTTTCTCTAAAATCGTCAATTATTTTTACAGAGCTAAAAAGTTTTCCCCAGTCATAAAGATCTTCCGCTAAATAGTAAGTTTTTTCTATATCTTCTAACACATTTTCAACGCTATCAGAGTCAGAAAGATTGCTTAATATATCTGAAAATTTCTTATAAGTTTCTTGCACTTCTTCTTCAAAAGAATTCTTGTTCAATTCTTCATCGATGAGTTCCGCAAACTTTTTATCTATATCGATGCTTAAAGACTAGGAAAAATTTATATCTTTAGCCCTTCTTTTAGATTTTATAATAAAATTTCTAAGCTTTAAACTTTCTATCTTAATATCTTTTTCTTGTGGCATCGTTTCCCCTTGGTTTTGGTTAAGTCTTTATCGTAGCCCCCTATCTCTAAGAGACTAAGTAAAGGCTTAATCACCTTTGATATTCTTTCCGCAACTATTGCAAATCAGCGTTTTGATATTGTCGCAAATCTCATCAAGAAGACCTTCATTACTGCACTCTACACAAGTAAAATATTCTTCTAACTTTCCTTCACTGCATAAAGCATTCTGATTTTGAGAGTTTGTAAAAAAAACAAAACCGCTATTTCTATTAAAAAATATGGTTAGGTTTTCATTATCAAAGTCATAAGGTAGCCCATTTTCTCGTAAGGCTTTTATCAGCTTTTCGACCTCTATAAGCTCTCTAATCCCAAAATCTGATAAATCGCTAGAAACTATTTTTTTGTAATTTTCCATCGTTTCCCCTTAAGTTAAATTTCTATCGCCCAATATTTTAAATAAAATTCTATTGTTGGTCTGAAGTTAACGCCTGCATCTATAGCTTTAAAAAGTGAGTCAAGATCTTCTGTTTCCTCGTCCTCTTCTTCTTTTTGTCTTTCTTCACTCTCTTTCTTCCAGAAATCAAATATTTGATTGACCGTCTTTATCCGTATGGATTCCATCTCAATTTCTGTTTTTTTCGCATAAGATTCGATAAGATATTCGCTAGTTTTCTCGATATCAGTGATAAGATCGTAGTCTTTCATGTGTCCCCCATGGTAGTGATGATCTCGTCTTCACATTCGTCTGCCCACAATTCCGCCGCTTTTTCTATGGTATCCCCAAGAAGCTTCGTATCTTCTTCGTAGTACCATGGACATGCCCACGGCGTATCGCTCTCGCCATCGCAAGCCTCATCAACCGAAGAATTTAAATAAAATTCTTTAGCAAAGACTTCTCTTTCAGTTTCAGTTAGTTGTGAGTAAGTCTTGTCTGTAAGCTTTTCTTGTGTCATGTCATCGCCCATAAGTTCCCCTCTAATGGTTTTGGTTTATCAGAATTATATCAACTAAGTTTATATATATCAACCACGAACATACATTTTTTTTCTTTTCTCTTACCTTTTTATAAAACCATATGTATAAACCTAGGATATATAGGTGTAATATAAAGGGTTTTATGTCAAAAAATTATTTAACTAAAGCCAAGCTCAAGGCTCATAGACCACAAAAAATGATCGACTGGGAACTAGTTGATAGGCTTCTTTTAGCAGGGTGTACGGGGGTCGAGGTAGCTGCCAATTTTTCCATTTCTCCCAATACTTTTTACGAAAGAGTCCAGATAGAAAAAAGGAGAAGTTTCACAGACTATTCTTCATCCAAACACGCTGAGGGTCAGTCACTTATACGTGATACGCAGTTCAGCGTAGCCACCAAAGATCGTGATAAGACGATGCTTATATGGCTTGGGAAACAACGCTGTGAGCAGAGGGAGCCAAGCCCACTTTCTGCTGATGATATCAAGCTTACGTTCTCAGAGCTACGTAGAGCCATGGGTGATGGAACGCTTCTTACACTCCTCAAGCAGGATGGCGAAGACGGCGAAGTGGATGCGATAGAGGACAAAACAGAAAGCCCAGCCGATGAGTAAAGACACCCCTTTAGATAGCGCTTCGTATCGACTAAACAATTTATATAAAATCGTTGATAAGAACGGCCAAAGCATCAGGTTTCGGCTGAACCCCATTCAGCAGCAAGTTCTTGACAACCTCCATACTAGAAACATAATTTTAAAAGCCCGTCAGCTTGGTATGTCCACTTTCAGTGTCCTGTATATGCTAGACCAGGCGATTTTCAATGATAACTTATCCGCAGGTATTGTCTCCTACTCCCTTGAACATGCCCAGCACATCTTCAAAAGGATTATTGGGCATGCCCTAGATACGATGACACCTTACGCAAAGGCTTTGGTGGGAGTCACGCAAAGATCCGCTAGGGAGATAACTTTTAAGAATGGATCTTATCTAAGGGTCGATACAAGCTTAAGAGGTGGTAGCTATCAAAAGATTTTGGTTAGTGAGTTTGGTAAGACATGTGCGAGGAATCCCCTTAAGGCAGAGGAAGTTATGACCGGAACCCTTCAGGCAGTACCTCAGGGAGGGCATGTGATCATCGAATCCACCTCTGAGGGTAACGACGGGTACTTTGCAGATATGGTAAACAATGCCGTTACAGTAGGTAATGAAAACCTATCTGATATGGACTACAAACTTTTTTTCTTCCCTTGGTATAGTGAACCAACCTATATAACAGCGAAACCGGTCGAGATAGACGTAACGCAAAAAGAATATTTTGATAAGATCGAAACTAATGCTGGGGAAAAGCTTTCCTTACAACAGCGCTACTGGTATATACGCCAAGAGTATGTGCTAAAAGACAAAATGAAACAGGAATACCCATCGACTGTTGGAGAATCCTTTTTATCTTCCAGCGATGCTTATTATTTTTCACAAGGAATCGAAAGCGCCTATCAGGAAGAGCGATGCGTTTCTGTCGCAATCTATGATGCAATTTTCCCTGTCTATGTAGCTATGGACATAGGCGTCAACGACTTAACGGTCATGGTTTTCTTTCAGGTAGTCCATGGAGAGCGCAGGATAATCGACTACTACGCGGACAATAACAAAGGAGTGGACTTCTACAGCCACTTCCTTCTACAAGACAAGCCCTACATATACCATACTATCTTTCTACCTCATGACGCAGAACACAGAGATGGAATCATCGTCGAAAATACCTATAAACGCGAATTCCAGCGCTATTTCTCACACACTAACACGCGGATAATCGTCCTAAAAAAAACTGGAAAGCAAACCCAAATCTCTAATGCCAAGATAAAACTTGATACATGCGTTTTCTCTATCAAAAAGACAAAGCCCCTTATAGATATGCTAGTGAAGTACCGCAAGAAGTGGAGCGAACAATACGGTAAGTACATGGACGAGCCCTATCACGATGTTTCTAGTAATTTCGCCGATGCTTTCATGTATGCTATGCAGGGTGTTTCTATGATAGAGGCGGGAGTAAATGCCCACGGAGCTATGGATAAACACCGTGAGCTTGTAGAAAATAGGCGTTTCTCTATTTAAGGGTTACTAGGTTTGTCTAGGTTTCCGCTTTCGATAGGAAGCCAAAAACGGGCCCACCCACACTTTTCATCATCGAACGAATACCAGTCTTCCGACGCTATCCAATCATCATCTATCCTACAGCCGAGTAAAACTTCTACATCTTTCCAGTAGATCCATACGACTTGAAACGGTACCGGAATCGAACTACCAACGCTAATCCAGTCCATGTTAACCCTCCATTGTTAGTCTAGCTTATCCGAAATCGCCAAAATCGTAGCGACGCAAAGAGCCCTTGATTGATCTTTATCAAAATAACCTGTATAGTGTTTATTAGTATCATAGATATTTATGTTAAACTCATCATCGCCACCAACCAGTGTCATTGCTACGATCTTATCTATATCTACAGCCGATCCATCCTCAACAAAAAGAAAATTATTACTTGATTTGATAGAAATATCTTTGATGCTAGGAGTAGGAATCTCTTCTTCTACTTCGACGTACTTCCATTTAGAAATATAGTGAAAATTCTCTAACTTAAGGAAACCATGCACGTGCCACATAAGAGGACATGAGCTTTGGTATATAAGCTCCGCAATAACTAACGTGCCTAGTCTGGTCTCACAGACACAAACTTTATTTATTACGGGGCTACTAGAGTGAATTTTTTGCCATTCCATGTAAATTCTCCTTGTAAATTCTTTAATTATTTGTTTTCTGAAAATCCGATATCTTTGACGATGTCCGCAAAGTCTTTAGCAGGAATAGTATTTGCAAAATGAACAGATAAAATTATTTTAACAGTTTCAAGCCTATTCTCTAAAATATAATTTACGACTTCGCGTATGATTTCTTTATTTGAATATTTCTTGCCGTCTTCGAAAGGAGCAAGGTCTTGCAGGCTTCTCTTAAAGAGATCTAAAGTCAACGCCGCCCATTCTTCATGAAAGTCTTTTTCAGCCTTTGCTATTATCTTATCGAGTAATTTTTTTTTCATTTCGTTCTCCTGTCAAGTTTAGCATTTTGTGTTTGTCTCAACAGTGTCATATGAGACGAATGAGTTAATAAACATAAACTAAGTTTAGTATAACCTAAGTTTATACTAAATAGCTATATCAATTTTTTGTTTAATATCAATCTGATATTGTGTATTACTTGGGTAAGTATTTGAGGTAAACATGCTTACAGACTATGAACTACAGGCCGAGCTTAAGGATAATATCCGATATGCGCAGGACTTTTGGGGAGCTTTTGTCCAAAATGCGAATGTATATGGTGCAGCCGCAGCCGGCAGTTCATGGACACAAGCAGAAATAAAACAGCTTTTGAAGGATGGTAGGGAGCCGGTGGAGTTCAATATCATGCGAAGATCTTTGCAGTTTTTTTCTGGTTACCTTAGGGACAACCTAAACTCAATTGTTATATCACCAGTAGAAGGAAGTGACCAGCTAACAGCCGATCAGTTTACAAAGCTTTCGTATGATGTTTGGGACAAGGGAGATGGATACTCAACGCTACTGGACGCTTCAGATGAAGGTTTCAAAGCCGGTC